CGCCAGATCTACATGAACGATGAGCCTAGTATCAACATCGTTGGACTCTCCCGGCAAGCTCGCGAATGGAAGTACCGCCACGATATCGGCGTCCTGTTCGTGGATTACGTCCAACGGATCAAAGGCAGCACCAAAGGCCAGAGCAAACTGGAGCAGGTTACCGAAGTGGTCACCGCGCTCAAGAGCCTGGCGAAGGAATTGAAAATCCCGGTTGTGGCCCTGGCCCAAGTTGGCCGAAGTGTGGATTCCCGCCCCGATAAGCGCCCGAACATGGGCGACCTGTCTGACGCCTCCGAGATCGAGAAGGAAGCCGACAGCATCATCATGCTGTACCGGGACGACGTCTACAACGAGGACTCTTCCAGCAAAGGAATCGCTGAATTGATCTTTGAGAAGAACCGGCACGGACCTACCGGCACTGTTCGCTGCGCCTTCCTTGGACAGTTTATGCAATTCAAGGAACTGGCCGCGCAGTCATACCAGGAACGCTATGGAGGTGCCGCATGAACACTCAATGCCCAGGCTGCCAACGCAACCTCCCCCTCCATAACGGAATCCACACGGGCGAGGTAGAGATGATTCGGTGTACCGCATTCTCCGCCTTTGATCTTGAGCCAAAGAGCCGGGATTCGTGGTTTGAGGATAGGCCACGGAATGAGGCTTGGTTTAGGTTTGGGGGTGGGGTGTGAAGTGGACCGCTCAAAAGCGCGAATGGCTGCGTGAACTGTACCCCGATAAGCCCAACACGTTCCTCGCTGAGTTCTTTGGCTGCAGCTACAGCGCAATCAAGAATCAGGCCGTGAAGCTTGGGCTGAAGAAGTCTCAGACGTACCTCGACAACAAGCCCGGATGTTTCGCCAAGGGCGCCGAGCCCTGGAACAAAGGCAAGAACTGGCACTCTGGCGGACGATCTCGGGAGACTCAGTTCCGAACTGGCCACAATCCTCATAACTGGCACCCGGTTGGCTATGAGCGCTTAACCAGAGATGGCATCTGGGAGCGGAAGGTCGCGGACACCAAGGTCAAGCGTCAGGACTGGCGTCCGATCCACGTCCTGCAGTGGGAGGCAGACAACGGCCCGGTGCCAAAAGGCCACATCGTTATTTTCAAAGACGGAGATAGAGAGAACTTTGACCCCGACAATCTGGAATGCATCAGCCGTTCCGAGAACATGCGCCGGAACAGCGTACATCGTCTGCCGAAAGAAGTAGCCAGCCTTGTGCAGTTGGTTGGCGCTCTTAATCGTCAAATCAACAAAAGGGCACAGCCATGAAAAACAAGATCGAAGATCTGCGGAATCACCTATTCGAAACCCTGGAGAAGCTGAAAGACGGTGATATGGAGGTTGAGACTGCCAAGGCGGTATCTGGCGTGGCTCAGACCATCATCAACAGCGCCAAGGTGGAGATTGACTATCTGCGCGTCACAGAGCAACGCAGTGGTACTGGCTTCATCCCGGACGAGAGCGGACGAAAGGACGAGCTGCCCGCGCCTATGCGGAGGGTGAAATGAAAACACTCCCCTATGACGTTTCCCGCTGCGCGGCCCGCTATAACGCCAATCCAGACAGCGAGTGGTGCCCTCAACGCGATACCTGTCAGCGCTACCTGGCACTCACTCAATGGGACAAGCAAGCCGGAATGCCTGAATACCAGAGGATTCCTGTTGTGATGGGGCAAAAGGATTGTGGGATCAAGATTGAAGTTTTGGAGGTGGCGGTATGAACACAACATTGCCCAACAATCTCGCAGTAGATCGCAAGAAAGCTAAGCATTTCTTCGTGGAGTCAGGAAAGTTCTTTTCATGCCGCGAGTTACGCGCTGCGGACAGCGAAAACGAAATACGCCGGGACATTGAACGAGACGAACCCTGGCGGTTGCCGGTGACGATTGTGGAGGTGGAGTGATGGGCTGGGGAGATTGCGGAACAGACTCGCAGGGTCGGCCAATAGGCTATGTACATCCTGCCACTTGCGACCATCCAGGCTGCAGCGAGCAGATCGATCGAGGCCTGAGCTATGTCTGCGGAGATATGCACGGAGAGGATGAGGTGTCGTGCGAGAAGTATTTTTGCTCCGCGCATCGCTCTAAAACCGTCCATCACGAGGCATCACGAGGCGAGCTATTAAGTGTCTGCGACCAGTGTGCAGCAGAGCTAATAGAGAGCGGCGAGTGGTTTGAGGATGAACTGGAAGGAGTGATAAGGCCATGCGAAGCCTAAACAAAGACCAAGAGTTCAACCGCGCCATGGACGAGGCCGTCAAAAAGTTCCTGATGGGCCGCGACGCCATGCGGATTAAGCAGATCGCCAAAGAAATGGGAGAAGACCCGTTCGATGTAAGGCGCTCCATGATCCGCCTGGTTGACCGTGGCGAAGTGTTCAAGGTGTATCAGCGGACACCAACGCCGGGGGATTGGGCCTATGAGAAGGCGCATGGGGGTTATTCGCCAGATCCGGAGGTGGCGTGATGAAAAGCCTCAAGGTTGCCGCCGTTGTTTTGGCTATCTGCATCATCACTGTTTTGCTTGGTGCGGTCCTGGATTCGGCGCTTGGTGACACAGGAAAGATGCTCTATGGAGCAGCATGCTTCGTTATTGGCTTTTGGGTAATTCCTTGGGCGACAAGCGAGGACAGGAGGTGGATGCCGTGAATCAGACAAACCGCCACCACTTATCCGTACATGGCGACACTTTGTTCATTAATCGTGAACAGGGCGGGAGGGTGAACGGGTGATTGTTGACTCAGAAATCCGCCTTGCTGAAGCGCACCGAGAGCTAGACGAGCAGTGGCGCGAACATCGCTGGCTGGACCTGGAATTTAAGCGCAGGGCCAAGCAGCGAACCATGACTCAAAACGGGGCAATGCACCTGTTTTTCCAGTGGCTGGCCGAAACGCTGAACGATGCTGGCAAGGATATGCGCCGGACCCTACGCCATGACGTTGATATTCCATGGACGCCTGAAAGCGTCAAGGAACACCTCTGGCGCCCTATCCAGAAAGCAATGACCGAGAAGCACAGCACCACGGAGATAACGACCGTTGAGCCTGCGGCGATTCATGAGGTGCTGTCGCGGCATCTTGGGGAGAGGTTGGGTTTGGTTTGTCCGCCGTGGCCTAAGCGGGATCAGGAGGCAGCATGAAACCAGAAACACACAAAACCGACAAGGCAAACGCGGCTCGCATGGCTGAGAACGCCAACAAGCAGGCCAATTCAACCAACAACGTCAGCTTTGCGGAGTTGATGCGGCAGTTGAGGGGTGTGTGATGGTGGGCTTCAACCCTTTGGCGAGCCGAGCCCCAGATCTCGCTTACGGCTCTGTTCGCGTGTATTCCAGCAACCTAGCAACACAGACCTCCCCAAGAAAGCAGCATAAGAAAACCGCTTCAATGAGTGACTCATATCACAATCGAGTGCAGAAGAAGTGGCTGAAGCGCTATGGCACGAAGCAAGTGCCGGGCGCTTATGAGCTTGCGGGTGGAGTTCTCGTTATGCATCCGGAGCTGGTCGAGTTGCTGAAACGAGAAATTGGGAGGGCAGCATGACCATCGGCCAAACCCGCACAACCACCAAGAAAGAGCAGTCGGCAGAGATAGAGCAGGCTGTCGAGCGCTTCCTGAACAGCGGCGGCAAGACCAAGGAGTTCGAGACTCAGCGCTCAGAGTTCCGGCCAGCGTGGGAGGCTTACGCCAATTCAGCGTTTGAGGATCGGGGCCATGAGGCATAAACGAGACTGGAAACAGGCCGGGATCTGGTTTGCGGCGTTTGTTGTGCTTGTGGTGTATGTGGCTATGGGAGGTGGGGCTTGAAAAAGTGCCGCATCTGCAAGGCCAAGTTTGAGCCCTATAGCAGCTTACAGGTTGCTTGCTCGCCAAAATGCGCCTTATCCATTGCGCAGAAAGGATTGCAGAAAGCTGCAGAAAGGAAGGCCAAGGAAACCCGGCAGTGGGTGAGGGAAGGGCGGAAGAAGCTCAAGAGCCGTGGCGACTGGCTCAAGGATGCCCAGACCGAGTTCAACAAGTTCGTCCGCCTGCGCGACCGACACCAGCCCTGCATAAGTTGCGGCAATTATCCCGATGACGCCGGACTGATTACCGGCTCCCGTATAGACGCCGGTCACTACCGATCAGTCGGAGCCTGCCCTGAACTCAGGTTCGAAGAACTCAACTGCCACGCACAATGCGTTAAATGCAACCAACACCTATCCGGCAACACCGTTGAATATCGAATCCGGCTAATCCAGCGTCTGGGCCATGAAACAGTCGAATGGATTGAAGGCCCACACGAACCCAAGCACTACACCATTGATGACCTTCAGGCCATTGCCAAGCACTACCGTAAGGCCGCCCGAGAATTTGAGCGAGAGAGGAAAGCCGCATGACTGAAACGGCCACGGACAGAGAAACGATTGAGGTTCTGCACCGGTTCCGAAACCAGACCAAAGCTGCCAAGTACCTCGGGATCAGCCGCAATTCCATGAAGAAGCGCATCTGCCGAATCCGCAAGAAGGGGCTGATGTCCGAGACGACAACGCGCACATCCCAGGTTAAGCGGTACGTTATTACGGCGGCACAGAACAACACCCAGGCCCACCCGCAATTCCTTGAAAGCATCCACCAATACTGCGAGCACTTCGGCGCCAAGCTGATGGTGATCCCGGTCAACTACGAAAACATCACCCTGACCAGCAAGAATGGCCGGGAGGAAAAGTGGTGGGCTGCCGGTCTGGTGCCGTACTTCGTCACTGAGCGTCAGACACTGAATGACAATCTGATGTTGATGGCTGACGTGTCAGTGAACGCCACCAACAAGCACCCGTTGTCGGGCTTTGAGACGGTCACCGGTAAGCGCTCTGGCATCTTTGGACACGGGCAGATCGAGATGCAGATGATCCCGACGCCACTTTCAAAGCTGCCCAAAATGCTGCACACCACCGGCTCGGTCACCACGCCGAACTACAGCGATACAAAGGCGGGCCGGATTGCGGAGGATAACCACTGCATCGGCGCCCTGGTTGTGGAGACGGACGGCAGCCGCTTCTGGATACGCCAGATCCGGGCTGATGAGCAAGGCGCTTTCTACGACCTAAACCTGAAGTTCACGCCCTCGGGAATCGAGCAGGCAGAGCCCGCCCTTGGCCTGGTGTGCGGGGATATTCACTGGGATTTCATCTGCCCGCAGGTTAAGGCGGCCACCTTCACGGCCAGCGACTCAATTAAGGCGGTGCTGAAGCCCCGGAAGTTGATTCTGCACGACGTTCTGGACTTCTACAGCGCATCGCACCACCACGAAAAGAACGCCCTCCTGCGATTCCACAAGCACCACAACCAGAAGAACAACGTCCAGAACGAACTGGACCGGCTGGTTGATGGTGTGCGGGAGATCACGCACGAAGAAGATGACGTGGTTTTCGTCGGCAGCAACCACAACGAGCACTTTGGTCAATGGCTGAATCGCTGCAATCCGAACGACGATCCGGAGAACGCTCTGGTCTATCACGAGGTCCGTCTTGAACAGTTAAGGCGGGCGAAAGAATCGCTGGAGTTTCTTGATCCGCTGGAATGGTGGTTTGAAAAGCACCTGACAGATCGCAGATTCCAGTTCATCGACCACGACAGCGGCATGGTGGTTGGCAAGTACGACATATCCAACCACGGCCACATCGGCGCCAACGGCTCCCGGGGATCGGCCAAGCAGTTCACCAAGTTCGGCGGCTATTACATCCTTGGGCACAGCCACACACCGGGCATCTACAAGAACGTGATTCAGGTCGGAACAAGCTCTGTCTTGCGCCTTGAGTACAACGACGGCCCGAGCAGTTGGCTGAACAGTCACGCCATCATCTATCCGAACGGGCTGGCTTCACTGATACATATCATCGATGGGAGGTGGCGGGCATGACCATAACCCTATCCTGGTGGGCTCTCCCAGTCTTCGTGCTGGCCTACGGCCTATTCCTGACTCGCCGCCTCATCATGCGCGACCTGTTCGCCATGGTTGTGGCCGGCTCCTTCTGTGCCGGCATGGGATTGGTGGCGGCGCTTCTGACGGTTTTGGTTTGGGGGATAACGAGATGAATACGGCTGCTATTTGCTGGACATGTGGAGCCATTCTTCCATTTCATACACCTGACTGCACGGCAGGCAAGGCAAGAGCCACGACAAACACGGCAATAACCGGCGTGAAATACGACACCGATAAACCGGCCATGGATTTGATGCCGCCGCTCATGGAAACGGAGGTGGCCAAGGTGCTGACCTTCGGCGCACAGAAATACGATGCCGAGAACTGGCGCCATGTTTCGGACCTCCATGCACGGTATCGCTCGGCGGCAAAGCGTCACATCAACGCTCTCAAGCGTGGCGAGATGTACGACGATGAAAGCGGCCTACACCATGCGGCACACGCTGTCTGCTGCTTGATGTTTCTGGGTGAGATCGATCTTGAGCAGGCGAATATACCCAAATCAGGCAACAACCTACCCAATGCGGGCAGCGCATGATCCAACTGACCGCCATCGTAGACGGCAAACGGGCAACCATGCTGACAGATGCAAGCATAGAAGATGCCTGGAACAGTTGTAGGAGCAGGTTCGGAGCTAGATTCGAAGGCTTCGCGCCAATACCAACAGAGATCAAAGCCCGCAGCAAGTGGGCAGAGTACAGGGCAAAGCAGGTAAGCCGGGAGGAACTGGAGGCCTGGCTGACAGAGCAGGATGACGAGGCAGAGATCAGGGCAATCTTTAACGGCATGCGAGGGTGATATGGCAGAGCAGAATCGGAAGACGACAGAGCAGAAACTGTGGCGCATGGAGGCCGAAAGAGTAGTCAGTTTGTATCTGGATTACGTGTTCGCAGACAGTGACGCCGACGACATAGCCAGAGAGTCCCGGCACATCCTTGGCACCTACTCTGAGCATGGATCACTGCCGAAGGGTTCGGGCTTCGCTGGATTCTGCAAGCTGGGAGGAAAGATTGACCGGATGCGATACCGCGACGTAACCAGGCCAATGATCCAGGCTAAAGAGGCCATGGAGAAGGTTGGAGATGACGACCAGATAAACGCCTTATGTGTTGACCGCATGTACCGTGACCGGACGCGGGCAGTGGCAACCGATCCGCTCAACGGCAAGACCAGGGAAATCACCTACCGAACCAAGGATTGCGCCCGCAAGCTGAACATCTCGGAGGACGTTTATCGCAAGCGCGTAAGCCGGGGCTATCAGGCCCTTGAGAGCGTCCTACAATCACGCAAACAGGCTGCTTGACAATCAGTCACAAAAGGGTAGACTCAGAAATAGTATTCAAGACTTTCCCCAAAAGCCGCCCGGTTCCGCCGTCGCGGCTTTTTTGTTGCCTGATTGAAAATTCCCTGGCCGGGTTCGCCTGACCAGATGCCTCGCCAAGTGCGGGGCTTTTTTATTTCTGGAGGTCGCCATGCCAAACGTCATCCTTGAGCGTTTCGCATACTCACCCGATGGCACCTTTGGCCGCCTCTCTTTGCCCAACGGAAAGTCATTCTTCACCGTTGAGCGCCCCTGGTTATCGAACAAGCCCTATGAGAGCTGCATTCCTGACGGCATTTACGTGATGGAAAAGCGCCGCTCTCCGGTTGTTGAGCGCACATCTGGCGGCGATTACCTGGAAGGATGGGAAATCACCCACGTTCCCGGTCGCACCTACATCATGATTCACCCCGGCAACTGGCCTGAGAACTTCCAAGGCTGCATTGGCGTGGGCCTGAACTATCAGATCATTGATGAGCGCAACGCCGTCTCACAGTCCCGGATCGCCTTCTCTCAGGTCATGGCTGCACTGGATGGTCGCGACACATGGCGCCTTGAAATTCGCCCGTTCTTGATGGAATACCCATGAGCTTCCTCGGCAAACTATTCGGCAGCACGGCGGCCCAGCCCATTGAGGCAATCGGCAACGTCTTCGACAAGCTGTTTACCAGCGACGAAGAAAAAGCTCAGGCCAAGGCTGTCTTTGAGAAGATTTCCCAACAACCTCACATCCTGCAGGCTGAAATCAACAAGGTTGAAGCTCAGCACCGCAGCATATTTGTGGCCGGCTGGCGCCCATTCATTGGCTGGGTGTGTGGATCAGCGCTTGCTTATTCGTTCATCCTGCGCGACTTGATTGCATGGGGCATGAGCATTTCCAATCCCGGCATTGCTCCGCCGCCTGAGCTGGCCATGGAGCACCTTGTGTCGATCCTGCTGGCCCTTCTTGGCCTCGGCGGCATGCGCACCTTTGAAAAGCTCAAAGGAAAGGCGAAATGAGCTTAAAGGACATCGCGGGACAGCTGGCCAGCAACGCGCACATCAAGATCGAATCCGCCCCTCAAGGCATCTCGTACGCAACAAACGGCTTCGTCTTCGCCTGGGGCGCCATGACCTTCAATCAGATCATGATGCTGATAGGCACGGTGTTCGCCGTTCTCACGTACTTCACAAGCCTGTATTTCCAGCGCAAGCGCGACCAGAGAGAGCAACGGCTGCTTGAGCACCGGATACAGGCCGAGATGAACGCCGCCGAGCGCAACACCGACAAAACCGAACTGCGCAACTGGTCAGCGGAATCGTCGCCTGATGCCGATAGCGGCCAGGCCGAGAAATAGCAGGGGCAGGGTGGCTGGCTCCATCACTGAATAGGGTTGACCAATCTGAAAGTCCAGGTCGAGGTAGGATCTTTGAGAGCCAGGCGGAAGGCTTGCAAGCGGAACGATGAGTGAGCCCCAAAACTCGCCATTTTCGTGATTGTGAAGGTTGCTGGCAAAGTCGCGATCTCCTTCGGGCGCCCTGATTAGAAATAAGGGGCTGAACACGATTCCTGATGCGGGGTCCGCTATATCGTGGGCCTCCACAACGTGGCCAAAATAATAGTATTCGTTGGACGTTAGCGGGTTCGTTCCTGCGAAAAGGGCGTCAAAATAAGGTGACGTGAATCTAGCCCGGACCAAAGCGTTCAGCTCAGTATCCGCAACGAAATACCCCGCGCCATCAATGCTGGTTTCGGGATTGGACGCTCTAAAGGTCATGTCATACCGCAAAAGCGAGGCGTGGCTACTGGCTGAAGCGCTGAGCAATAGCAGCAGAAGAAATTTTTGTAGATAAGTCATATGCACCTCCGTGTATTGGTGATTCCCAAAAGCACGATTTATGCCCACTCAATGCAAACAGTTAGTTACAGGTCGAGCTGAAGCTCGTGTGTAACGAAAGCTGACGCTTTGAATTGATATTGAGAGTTTCTGGAGCCCGCCGATGACCATCGCCATCCCAGACAACAGAGTCTTGATCCTTGTGGCCAAGGATGGGGGTGGGTTTCAGTCTGAGGGGCTGGATAGTGGGTCTTCGGGTGGCGATTCGGGTGGCACCAGTGCGCTTGCATGGTCGGCTGAAGACGGCCTGGGTGATCAGAACGAGATCGTTTTAACGACTGATACTTATACGTTCTCTGCCCCGTCAAAGTCGGCCTGGCTGGGGTTTGGCGAAGGCTGGTTGTACAGCCAATCTGATGATACGCCAATGGCTCAGTCCATCAGCGTTAATGGCGAAACTATCACTTATGAATATGGCGTCGGCAGTGAGAATCGATTTGTCAAAACGGTTGACGGGATCAAGGTCCTCGAATCAACCCTGATCCCATCACTTGGAACGGGCTACAACGCTGGGTTTATCAACTGGGATAATGGCGCGGCTATCCCCGCTGGAGACGCCATCTTTATGTTTGCGCGAGTCAGATGCACTGACGGATCGGTTAACAATGCATCTTTCCAGTGGAAACAAGAGCGGATACGTGCCTACGTGAACCTAAGCGGGGCCAGCCACAACTCGGCTTATGTTGCCGAAACGACCCCGTCTGGGTCGGGCTCTCGGATTGTGGAGTACGAGGGAAACGATGGGGCCGCGTCGTCCCTGTACACCAGCGTACCTAAACACGGCGACGGTTGGTTTAACCACGGGTGGCTGTGGAAAATAAATACGCCGGATCAGTCCGACGGCTTGATGGTGAAGTTAACACAGAATGACGGCAGCACAGGACTTACTGTGGACGACGACCCCGACAACTCCAGCGGTGACAGCGGGCGGGATACAATTCGCAGCTCGGAGTCGGAGCGCCCTCGGTTTGCATCCATTCAGGATTACATTGGAAACAATGGCGACAACACCACAAATATTCTTCTTCAGAGAACCGACCAATACTGGCAACTTAACGGAACGCATTTCTTTTTGTCCGACAACTCTAACCCTGCCTCTGCCGGCCTGTTCTGGCCATTAAGAGTGATTTCTGTGAGCGGGACCCAAACAGCAACGCTGAAGCTCTGGAAAGGCACGTTCGCCGATTATTCAGGAAAGGCCATTCTGGTGTATGACGAAGATATGAGCTTTATTGCGGGGGTCGATCTCTAATGGCATCGATTCTTGGCAAGCTAGGAATACAGGAGGGCGATTCCTACACAGCCGCTGCTGGAAGCAATAGGGCGGTTGTTGTTGCCGGCACGGGTGAATCCGCATTCTCAAGCCGTGAAATTGTCGGCATAACCTTTGGTGGTGTTGCAATGACTCGGGCAGCCTATACGGGCGACACCGAGACGGCCAAAGGCGGGGTTTACTACATACTGGAGTCGCAAATACCCGCAGGCTCAAGTGTTATAGCGGTTGATTGGGACGGGCAGGTCCACGATGCATTTACCGGGGCTGTCTACACTCTTGGCGGAATTGATCAGGCTACTCCCGTCAATAACTTCAATTCCGCTGTTGGCGTGAGCCTGTTCGACCTCGATATAACGTTTAACGGCGTTGATGGTGGCGTTCTAGTTGCTGGCGCAGGCTCCAACTCGCCGGCTGATACGCTGAACCAGTCGTCCACTATATCTGCCACAACAACGACAGTAACGGTTGACCACGCGCAAACTACAGCAGGGCATGAAGGCTCGGCGATTTCTGGCGTGTTGAGCGCGGCAGGATCGGAGACGCTTGGGCTGAGATATTCCAGCGAGACGGACCCCGTTGGGGCGCTGGCTGTATTTAACCCTTCAGGCGCAGGCCCCTCCGGCCCCTCCCTAGACACAGTCCCTTCGACAGCCTACCCCGGCCAGTCTCGCACGGTTTTGGGCTCTGGCTTCGGTGCAACTCAGGGAACAGGTGGGCTGACAATCGGCGGTGTATCCCAGACGATCACCGGTTGGTCAGATACCAGCATTACGTTCACCACGGTCTTGGGCGCAAACAGCTACGGCACCGGAAAGGTCGTTGAGCTGACCACCGATGCAGGTGGCACAGATACTGGAGCGATTGAGCTTGTTGCGGATACGGCGGGCGGCTTTGGCGTGGTCACCATGTCCAGCCCGAACACTACGGACGAGTCAAGCGTTGCCTTTGGCGCAACCCCGACCGTGGTAACCGGTGACCAGTTTGAATGGGAAGACTTCAACGCCCTGGGTAATCTCGTTATTGACGCAGAGGGCTTTGTGTCCAGCGTTGATACAGAAGGCGCTTTCCGTGGCCGGTTCTGGGATGCCTCAGACGGCACATGGGGCAGCGTTAATACGTTCACCGCGAGTGCAACTGACGAAACCGCCCCCACCATCTCAAGCGCCGCTGTGCCCACGGCAGGCAATAACATCGCCGTACAGATGTCCGAATCCATGCAGGTTGGCGCAGGCGGATCTGGCGGCTGGACCATCAGCCTTGCAGGCGTCTCTGTCAGTTCTGCGTCGGTAGACGGCACAGACGACACGATTGTTAACCTGACGCCATCGCGCACCCTGACCGACGAAGACACGCTGACCATTGGCTATACGCAGCCCGGAGACGGCTTTCAGGATCAGGCGGCCACGCCAAACGATCTGGCAACGCTCAGCGGGCAGGTAGTAACGAACAACAGCACCCAGCAGCCGCCCGATGTGACGGGGCCGGTTACCCAGAGCGTGGGTGTGCCAACTGCTGGCACTTACGCCATTGGCGATGACCTGAACTTTACCGTCAACTGGGACGAAGCCGTTACGGTCACCGGTACTCCGGCGCTGAATCTGGATATTGGCGGATCTTCCCGCCAAGCCAACTACGCATCTGGCTCTGGCACAGCGGCCCTGGTGTTCACGTACACCGTCCAGGAAGGCGACGAGGATACGGACGGCATTGCCGTATCAAGCCTCACCCTGGATGGCGGAACGCTGCAGGATAGCTCAGGCAACAATGCCACCCTCACGCTTAACAGTGTGGGCGACACTTCTGGCGTTCTGGTCGATGGCATCAGGCCGGTTATCTCAATCAACGCCCTGACCACCACAGACACCACTCCGCTCCTTACGGGCAGTGCAGGGGATGCGGTAAGCCTCACCCTGGTCGTCAACAGCGTTACCTACAACCCCACTCCTTCCGGTGGCACATGGAGCCAGCAGCTTCCAGAACTGGCCCTCGACACCTACCCAGTGACCCTGAACGGGGAGGATGCGAACGGGAATGCGGCGGTTGAGGCTCAGGCGGTGCTGGCTATCGTTGATGAGATCGTTACTGCTGGGAATGGTTTGTTCAGGCCGCTGTTCAGAGCGAACGCAAAATCTACTTTCAAAAATCTATTCAGGTGATCCCCCATGGCAACAACACTATCCCCGGATACAACAGACCTGATGTTTCAGGAAAACGCGAATGCAAGGCAGCGCTACCGTCATGCTGAAACTATCAACGCGCAAACCGGAGAGTGGGTCATTCTTCCTGCTGGAGTTGAAGAGATCATGGTGAGCGTTGCGCCCGCTTCCGGGACGGCAAGGGTCGAGTATACCCAAGGAACAGTTGCTGACGCTGAGGCCGGCACGGCTACCCAGAGAGCATGGGATGCTGGCGATGTATCAGTATATACCGCCAGCGTGATGTCAAACACGGTGACTGCAATTCGCTGTGTGGCTTCTGCCAGCTGTGCCTTCGTGGTCACGGCGTGAACCAAAACGGTGCAAAATAACGGGGCCCCTGGAGGTCTGGCCAGCCCGCGGGGCCGGAGCAACCACGCGGTTTTCGTGAAATTTTTGGCCTTGTATAGCGCCTCACCAGTTGCCAGTTATAACCATTTAATTATCAAACAGTTAAAACTGTTCGCTCTGGTTATTAAAACAGCGAGTGATTGAACCGTGACCGGAGAAGTCAACAGCATTGCAGATGCTTACAACTGGTCCATCAGCCAGCTTGCCCGGGCCTTCGGCATGGATCGCAAAACCATCGCCCGGAGAATTGAGGATGCCGGCATTAGCCCGACAGGAAAGAAGGGCGGCTACCCGACCTACGCACTGAAGGATGCGGCCCCGGCGATTTACGCAGACCAGGTGTTCTTCGATCCGGATGACGACCCCTCAAAGCTTCCGCCATCAGAGCGAAAGTCCTGGTATCAGTCGGAGAACGAGAGGGTAAAGCTTGAAGTTCAACTCAGGCAGTTGATACCGGCTGACGAAGTACACCTGGAGATGAGCAAACTGGCCAAAGCGGTAACCACCACTCTGGATAGTTTGCCGGACATACTTGAAAGGGATTGCGACCTGGACCCGGAGAGAATTGAGCGAGTCCAGAGCAGTGTTGACGGCCTGCGAGAAAAGCTTTACCTCCTTGTGATCGAAGAGGAAAACGACGAATGACTTCCCTTGCATCTGCAGCCCAGATCAAGCGAGAGGTCGCCAGGCTGATGAAGCCGCCGCGCAGGATCAAAGTCAGTGACGCGGTTGCCGAGAACATGATGGTCGTGGATGGCGGCGGGAAAATAGACCGCTTCCGCAAAGACCTAACCCCGTACATGAACCGCCCGATGGACTGCCTCTCCAGCAGGATGTATGACGCGGTGGTGTTCGTAGGCCCGGCCCGATCTGGCAAGACTAACTGCCTTCTGGATGGGTGGGTTGCTTACGTGGTCAGCTGCGACCCGGGCGACATGCTGATTGTTCAGATCAGCGAGGAAAAGGCGAGGGAGTACAGCAAGAAGCGGATTGACCGCATGCTGCGGAACTCTCCAAGGCTGGCCCCGATGATGAGTCCGCACGGGCACGACAACAACGTGCATGACAAGACATTCAGGGCCGGCAACTATCTCGGTATCAAGTGGCCAACAGTAAACGTCCTATCCAGTTCCGATTACCGGTTCGTGGCCCTGACGGATTACGACCGGCTGGAAGAGGATCTGAACGGCGAAGGCGATCCATTCAGCTTGGCGTCAAAACGAACGCAGACTTTTATGTCTTCTGGCATGACCCTGGTTGAGACTTCCCCGGGCTGGGAGATAACCGATCCGGACTATAAGCCGGACCAAAAATACCCGCACATGGCGCCTCCTACCAAGGGGGCGCTTTCACTTTACAACCTTGGAACTCGGGAGCGTCTTTACTGGCAGTGCGACAGTTGCGCAGAGTGGTATCAGCCGATCATGGAACACTTCAACATGGAGGCGGCCAAGCCATTTTGCCCCCATTGCGGGACGCTCGTTGACTCTTCCAGAAAGCGGGCACTTAACGCAAAAGGTGAGTGGGTGCCGGAAGGCTGCCAGTTGACGCCGACCGGCGAACTTGTCGGCACACCAAGGGAAAGCCGGATTGCTTCGTTCTGGATGGAGGGCCCTGCAGCAACATTTCAGACATGGGCGAGCTTGGCGCAGATGCTCCGGCAAGCCGAAGAGATCTTTGAGCAGACCGGCTCTCAGGAAACCTTGAAATCGAAAATCAATACCGACTGGGGGCGACCTTACCAGTACCGCAAAGCTGAGAACGTCCGAAGCCTTGAGGTTATCCAGCAGCGCTCCGAGAGTCTTGGTGACCGGGTTGTTCCTGAAGGGGTCCGGTCCCTGTTTGCTGCGGTGGATGTTCAGGCCGGAAAGCGCAGGCGATTCGTCATACAGGTTGTTGGCTACGGAGAACACGGCGAACGCTGGCTGGTAGACCGATTCTCCCTGCGCAAGGCGGCCCGCACTAACGAAGACGGTGAAAAGGTACGGATCGATCCAGCCGGCCACCCAGAAGACTGGGAGTTGCTGACCACCTTCGTAATCTCCAGAAAGTATCCACTGGCGGACGAAAGCGGCAGAGAAATGCCGGTTCTGATGACGGCCATCGATACCGGTGGTGAGTCCGGCGTTACCGAAAATGCCTACCAGTTTTACCGGAAGCTTAAACGCCAGGGGCTGCACCGGAAGACAATGCTGATCAAGGGCGGCAGCACGATCAACGCGCCACGGATGCGTGAGACGTTCCCGGACAGCACGGGCCGAAAAGATCGGCACGCCAGCAGCAAGGGCGATATTCCGCTGTACGTGCTCAATACCAATCTGATCAAAGACACCATTTCAAACCGACTTGAAAGGGAAGAGCCCGGCCCCGGGTATATCCATTTCCCGGAATGGCTTGGCGAATGGTTCTACGCCGAATTGACTTACGAGCAACGTGATCAGCGAGGCCGATGGGAGAAGCCGGGCAAGGGTGACAACGAAGCCTTCGACCTGTTCGGATACATCGATTGCGCCGCCACCAAGAAAGGCTATGACAAGATTAACTGGCAATCACCGCCGCCATGGGCCAGGCCATGGGATAGCAATAGCGAGATCCAGGCGGGCGGTGAACAGTCCGTCTCGAAATCCACAGTGCCCCCGGCTAAACGCCAGCGCCGGCGCTCCAGAATCAGGTTCCAATCCTAATGGCATTTACTCAAGACGATCTTGATGTGATCAATGACGCGATTGCGACCGGTGAACTGGAAGTGCAGTTCGCTGATGGCAAGCGTGTTCGCTACCGCTCCATTGAGCAGTTGATGAAGTCCAAGCAGCACATTGAAAACGAGATTTTGAAGGATTCCGGAAAGCCGCCTCGGCGCGGCGTTCGGGTAAACGTTTGCAAAGGGGTCTGATATGCCGGGCAAGTTCCGTCAAGCTGCCAACTGGATTGCAAGTCAGTTCAAGAACCAGGCATACGAGGGTGCAACCAATGGTCGCCGGGCTACTGGCTGGAACGCTCCGGCTACAGGCCCGAACCGTGCGCTGAACGGCTCACTGAACACGCTTCGCAATCGCTCTCTTCAGGGCGTCAGGAATAATCCATGGCTTGAGCGAGCCATCAGCCGGAACGTGGTCAACGAGGTTGGCACCGGTATTACGCCGATTTTTGAATCCAGCGACGGCAGCTTCAACGAATCAATGTCCGGCCTCTGGCTGCCCTGGACTGGACAGGCTTCCCCGGACGGTACCCTGGACTTCTATGGCCAGCTATCACAGGCCGTCCGTTGTCGCCGGACAGAGGGTGAGGTGTTTATAAGGCTGAGATCGCGCCCGGCGTCTTTCGGCCTGACGGTGCCCGTTCAGTTACAGGTAATCGAGCCGCACCACGTCCCGGAAACAGAAAACCGCGTTCGCCGCAACGGCAACAAGATCATCGCCGGGATTGAGTTCAATAAGCGAGGCCAGCGTGTAGCGGTTTGGATGTATCCAGAGCACCCGCAGGACTCCAACGGCTCTTCATTTTCGACCGCAAAACTGCTACGCATCCCGGCCAGCCAGATCATCCATCACTACCTTCCCCTGCGACCGGGGCAGGTGAGGGGCGAGCCGGATATTGTCCAGGCGCTTCTCCGCGCAAAGACCTATGACAGCTACGAAGATAGCGAGTTGGTCCGCAAAGAAACGAGGGCTCCGTTCACGGGTTGGTTGCAAAAGGAATATCAAGGTGATGCGGACTGGAAGTACGACCCGATTACTGGCGAGCCAATGGCGGAAGACGAGCCACTTCCTGAAATCAGCGCTCAGCCGGGAACGATACTGACCGGCGCAGCCGGCGAGAAGCTCAATCTTTTCGATGGCGACAACACCGGCTCTGGTTACACCGACTTTCAGGAACAGCAGAAGCTCGCAATCGCCGCCGGCGCAAAGTCGCTCTATGAACTGGTCACGGGCGACTGGTCGAAGATCAATGACCGCACCTATCGAGCTATGATTACCGAATACCGCCGCGAGATCGAGATGGCGCAGGATCACTTGACCATCCATCAGATATGCGAGCGCGTCGGTTTCTGGTTCACAAACGCAGCGGTTCTTACCGGAAAGGTTCAGGCCCCAGGCTACGCCGACCGTTACGACGACTACAACAGGCGAGACTGGCGCACCCAGCGCTGGCCGCACATCCATCCAACACAAGACGCACAGGCCGCAGTGCTCGAGCTCAACAACGACCTCGAAAGCCTCGACGCTCTGGTAGCCAAGCGCGGTTACCGGGCCGTTGATGTTCAGCAGGCCAACGTCAACGCCAAAAAACGCAAAGCCGAAATGCTCCGGAAAGCGGAGCTCACCGAAGAGGAATAAACCATGAAGTGGTTCACCGCACAGGCTTCCGGAGACCGGACGGCCAAGCTGAGTATTGACCGCGCGATTGGTTCGGACTGGGCTCCGGACTGGATTGCAGACTTTACCGGCGAGAAGCCGGCCCGCGAATTCATCGAGGCGGTAGACGCTCTGGGCGAACTCGACCGAATCGACCTGGAGATTAACAGCCCGGGCGGTGACGTTGCATCCGGCGTTCGGATCATGAACTACCTGATCGACCACCAGGCAGAGGTGCACGTCAAGGTGACCGGCATGGCGGCCAGCATCGCTACGGTGATCATGCTGGCCGGCGATACCCGCACTATGGGTGTCGGTACAAGCATCATGACGCACCGCGCATCGACGCTGATGATTGGCTTCTACAACAAAAAGGAGCTCGAGCAACACGCCTCCGGCATCGCTGCCATTGATGATGCCATTGTATCGGCCTACGTGGCCCGCACTGGAAAAAGCGCCGAGGAAGTGAACGCCCTGCTGGATAAGGGCGACCACTACATGGGTGCCGATGAAGCCATTGAATGGGGCTTCGCCACCGACAAGGACGCGAAGCTGAAGGCAGTTGCCAGCGCAGACCCGGCCACGTACCAAATGCAGATCAAGATGCAGGGCGAGATCCGGTCTGCCCAGGCAGAAGCTTCTGCGGCCACCGCTCAACTCGAAATCAAGAACAAAGCAATCGAGGATCTGACTGCTGAACTGGAGGCCTTCAAGAATCCGACTGCCGCCACTGCCGACGAGATCATTGCCAAGTGCGAGGAAGCAGGCCTGGAGTCCATGGCTGTCGCAATGGCAAAAGAAAAGCTCCCCATGGCCACCGTTGAATCTCGCCTCAAGATGGCCGCCGAAGTTAAGGACATTGCCAAGGCCTCCGGAATTGACGAGGCGGTAATGCTCAAGAATCTTAGCAATCCAACCCAGATGATCCGCGATGCAATTGCCGAAGCCAAAGCGCTTGGCGATCAGGATCTGGATCATCACCACCAGCCCGGCCCGGGCAATCAGAAACAGCCTGACGCAAGAAAGGCTTATTCCCAGCTCAATAACCACGACGCGTAACCCTGGAGATTAACCATGAAAACTGAAACTACCCGTGCCGGTGAATTTCTGGTCTCAGAAGCTAACGGCAAGTTGTCCCGCGAAGCCATCACTGTAACCGGCGGCCCATACCTGCCTGGCCAGGTGCTGGGGAAAATCACCGCTTCTGGCAAGTACACCGCTTACGCATCGGGCGCCTCTAATGGCACAGAGACAGCCGCCGCCATCCTCTGGGACGCTGCGGACGGATCGTCTGCGGATGTAACTGCCGTTGGCATTGTTCGTCTCGCGGAGGTTGATGAGGCGCTGCTCACTGGTGAAGACGCAGATGCTCTCACCGACCTTTCCGCTTCATTCGTCATTGCACGCTAATCAGCTATCCGCTGAACCGACACTGAGATCAGGAGAAACACAATGGCTACACTGGACATTTTTAACGACGACGCATTCAGCCTTTCGAGCCTGACTGCGGCCATCAACGAAACCCCGTATGTACCGGGGCGCCTTGGCGCTCTGGGCCTGTTCAACAATGAGGGTATCAATACCACTCACCTGAGCATCGAGAAGGACGGCGCAACCCTGGCACTGGTGCCTGCCGCTGACCGTGGCGCGCCCGGTTTGCAGGTTGGCAAGGATAAGCGCACGCTGATTCCTTTCAACACACTGCACCTTCCGCAAGAATCCACGGTGATGGCTGACGAGATCCAAGGGCTTCGTGCTTTTGGCTCGGAGTCAGAAGTGGAAGCGGTCGCAAACTACGTGGCTCAGCGTCAGGCTAAGCATCGCCGGCAGCTGGACGCCACGATGGAGCACCTGAAAATCGGTGCTGTGAAGGGCATCATCATGGATGCGGACGGCACCACTCCGCTAGTGAACACCTTTACCGCATTTGGCATCTCCCAGACTACGCATGACCTGGTGCTCGGGACTGCAGGAACAAAGGTCAGGACTAAGTGCCTGGAGATTCTGGATAAGATCGAGGACCAGCTAGGCGGCGTTTCATTTACTGGCGCTCGCGGGGTTCTTGGTCGCACCAAGTTTAAGCAGTTCGTTGGCCACCCGAATGTAAAAGAAGCGTACGAGCGCTGGATGGACGGCGCGGCCCTGCGCGATGACGTGCGCGGCGGCTTTGAATTTGGCGGCATCGTATGGGAGCAGTACAGGGGGCAGGTTGGAAGCACAAAGTTTGTTCCTGATGACGAAGGCTATGTCTTCCCTGAAGGTGTGACCGACCTGTTCATCGGGCGTTTTGCCCCTGCCAACTACATGGAAACCGTTGGCACCAACGGTCTGCCGTACTACACCAAAGCTGAGCCGCTGCCGATGAACAAGGGGATGAACCTGGAATCTCAATCCAACCCGATGTTCCTCTGCACCCGCCCGAACGCGGTGGTTAAGGTGTAACAGCCTGCAAACCCAAGCGGCCCCAGCCCGGGGCCGTTTCAGTTTGTGGAGATTGGTCTATGAGCGACAAGACTTTCAAGCGATCCGCGAAACGGATACTGGCCCGACTGGGTGAGCCCTGCACGCTGACGCAATACAACGGCGGCGCTGTGATTCCAGATTGCCTGGTCCACATTTCCCGCGATGTGGAAGTGGTTTCCCCGGGCAACTCGGAAACCACGGAATTGCGAAATGAGGCAGAGATGCTGGTTGAGCAAGTCGGTGATTTGAAAAAGCGTGATGTGATCGAAACCAGCACCGAGCAATGGACGGTAGCAAAGAAGATTGCCAATGACGGTTACACCATCCGCGTAATAGTGAGTGACTGATGGCTCAGAGCTACGCCCGAATTGACCCCAAAGGACTGAATGATGTCCTGAATCTGCTCAGGGCATATCGTGCTGGCGGGAGTAAGGCTCTGCAAAGATCTGTTAACCATGGCGCAAAGCAGGGTCGGAAGATTTCCGTTGATGCCATGTCCAAGAAGTCAGCGCTCAAGAAAAAGGATCTCCGTGCAGCGACCAGCCTATATTTCGCGAGCTTGAGGACGTTGTCCGCAAAGCTGGTTATCAAAGGCGGCTCTGTTTCCCTAATGAGGTATGGCGCCAGGCAGACCAAGAAGGGCGTGACATTCAGGTTATGGAAAGACGGTAAGCGCGAGAAGTACCGGCACGCATTTATTACGAGGTTGCCTGGCTCACCCTCTGAAGATGTTTATGAGCGGAACATATCTGACCCCAATTATGACGGTCGCACGCCCCTGCGAACCAAGAGAGGCCCCGCCGTTCCGAACATCTATGACAAGACGCCAGGGCTTGCAGGAAAGGCAGAAAATGAGGCTGGTGAAGAGATGTTAAAAGAGCTCGCTCGACAGATTGATCTACTGAATAGAGGCCTTTAATGGACACGATCCGCGAGAAAGTTGTTCAAGCGATTTCCGCGAGAGCCGACACCATCATTTCGGGAACACCGGTTATCCGAAGTGAACAGTACGAAGATGAGCCTGTTTTTGTTTGCGTGTGGGACCTTGATCAAGAAAGCGAGAAAACAAATTACGGAACCCAGAAGAACACGCTGCAGGTCGTTATTGAGTACCTTACTGGCAGTGCAGAAAAGCCATATTCCAGCTCGGCGAACTCGATGTACGGAGAGGTTATCTCTGCAATTATCAACGACACGATCAGTGGTAACCCTGAGCCAACGCTTGGCGGGCTTGCGACAAGCATTCGAGAAACCTCGTCATTGTCGCTCACCCCTGAGGCTGGGCTAAAAATCACGGGTTGTTCAGTGACGTTTGAAGTCATTTACGAAACACAGAACGGCGACCCATACACCCAATAAACCATCAAATGATCACAGCTAGGCCCGCCATCGTGCGGGCTTTTTTGTGCCCTGAATATTCGTAAACCGCCCGAAATGGGCATCAGCACCCCGGAGAGAAAACCATGGCAAACGCTGAAAATGCAAAGATCCAGTACGAGGGCGGTCAGAACCAGCAAGCTTTGAGTGCGCTGGGCGATTCTGGCGACGCAACCACTTTTGAATCGGGCGCAGCCCTTTGGTCGCGCCGCACCGGTTTTGAACCGGTCATTCGACCTGACGGCCTGATCACTGGCGGCACCATCACCCCGGCAGCATCTGGCGACGACAATGTCGTAGACGTGTCAGCCGGAACGGCTTACGTGGGCGGGCAGCTTGTAGCTTTCTCGGCTGCAACGGACGTAACCTGTTCTCGCGCCGTCACCAGCAACACGCACATCGTTCACTCGATCACTGTGGACGGTTCTGGGACAATCGCCGCAGCAGCCGGCACTGGGTCAACATCATTCAGCGAGACTCGCGCCGCTGCTGGCGGACCTGCGTTGATTGCGGTAACCAAGATCGAAATTGGCCAAGTGCGTCTTGCTGGCACGGCGGCGGCCCCTGTCACTGCCGCTGATATCAAGCAGGTCGTGGGCGTTCACCAGGAGCGGTATGACTTCCCGATCTGGGAGGTGGATTACCGGAATGGCAACGTGGTGTTCAACTCAGCTCTGCCGCTGATTCACACCGCCACGGTGCCAAAGAAAGTCTTTGCCTCCTACGCCGAGCCGATCTTTGCGGATGTTCCTCGAGGCACCGACTATGTGCCGGCAGAAACATCGCACAGCACTAGCTCGACTCAGATTTACGGCAGCACCATTGGCTCAACAAGCTCCACTCTGAACCAGGGCAGCTTCACCGCCTATCTGAATGACGGCATCAGTGATAGCCTGGTTCGCCTGAAAAACGAGTTCTTGTGGTTCAAGTTCTTCCCCAACAAGTTCCAGAGCAACTACCGGCTGGACCAGGGCAAGCTTGGCATCGCACGAACGTTCCCTGCCGGCGACGAAATTCAGGCGTCATGCACCATCTCGCCTGAGTCTGACGGTTCGGACGTGGCCGCATAATGGCTGGCTTCGACCTGAAAGCCTTCCAGAAGGCTCAATTCGTCCCGCGTGAAACGGAAGTCACGCTGGATGCATTGGTAGAGGCTGGATTTGGAGACGGCGTTGTAAAAGTGCGCGGCCTGACTGCGCATGAGTTGGCAGAGGCGGAAGAGTCAGCATCGAAGGGGAGGCTTCTTTCTGATCTGGTTGAGCGCTTGTCTGGGGCGGGCAAAGATAAAGTTGGCGCACTGATGGATGGCATTGGCTACCATCAGGATGTCCCGGCCTCACTTGCCAAGCGCCTTGAGCATGTGCGGCTAGGGACTGTTCAGCCTGAAATGGATCTGGCGGATATTGCCAAGTTGGCAGAGGTGTTTCCGATAGAGTTCAGTGTCATGGCGAACAAAATCCTGGAACTGACAGGGAAAGGCCAGCAGGCCCAGGTAAAGCGCAAGCCCTCTGGAGCCAAGCAAGCATCCAAGCAAGCCTAGCCCTTGCGGACAGAAAAGGCCGCTATCTCTATGAGACGCGGCCCGATGTTTTTCCAGAGGGCTATCTGACCGAGGCAGAGATGAATTTGTGGGGCATGTGGTACAGACGACAATAACCCCCGTTATGGGGAGTTTAACCACCCCGGCAATGTGCTACGCTCATCAGGTATATGACACGGAGGTAGCTATGCGCCTGATTCTAGTTTTTCTCACCGCTCTATCATTTCCTGCGTTCGCCCAGGTCTACAAATGGACCGACGAAAGCGGCAACGTCCATTTCGGCAATCAACCGCCGCCAGGTCAACAGGATGAAGTCAGGATTCGGGAGAGCAGTCCCGGATCAATGGCGATCAAGCCAAGCGCATCGGCAGAGCCCGAGGTTCAGGAAAGCCCCCGAGCAGAGCTGGAAAGCCTTGAGTCCGCAGCACGAAGCAAGGCTTGCGATCTCGCCAAAAGCGAACTAGGCAGCGCTGAGCGGAAATTGACCTTGGCGCTCAGCATAGATAGGAACAGTCCGATGGTCGATTATCGGCAAAACCAAGTTGACCTTTGGGAGCGACGATCGCGCATTGAGTGTGTCGGCGCCAAATAGATAACCGAATCTCACCAGACCCTGCTCCGGCAGGGTTTTTTTATGCCCGGAGGAAACGTGGCCGATACCACAAAAACCGTTGAGATCATTTTCGGTGGCATAGACAAAACGGGCTCAGCGGTCACCTCCGTTGGCCGCAATCTGGATTCTCTGGTAAACAAAGCTGGAGATATCACCGGACCTCTGGCGAGTGTCACGGACAGCATTATCAAGTTGGATGCAGCGCTGGTGGCTGTTGGCGTGGCCGTTCTCGGGTTTGCCACGAAGGAAGCGGTGACATTCGAGGCCGCTCTGATCGATCTGCAGAAGGTGCTCGACGAGAGCGAGGGCAGCGCCAGCGACTACTCGGACCAATTCAGCGATCTGTCATCACGGTTTGGCGTTAGTGCTGACGCTATCATTCAAAGCACCGCTGATTTCCGTCAGGCCGGCTTCAATATCAGCGATTCCCTGACCCTGGTTGAGCAATCATTGCTGGCCGTGAATGCGGCGGACCTGACCACACAGCAGTCAAGCGAACTTCTCATTGGTACGCTGGCGGGCTTCCAGGCTCCTGCCTCAAGGGCCGCCAGTCTTCTGGATGTGCTGAACGGTGTTTCGAACAAAGCAGGCGCCTCAGTTCAGCAGCTGGGCGACGGCTTCCGCATCCTGGCCCCGGTGGCCAACACGCTCGGTCTTTCCTTTGAAGAGACAGCGGCCCTGCTGACACCAGTAGTTGAGGTGACGCGTTCGGGTACAGAATCCGCCAACGCTCTCAAGACGGCCATCAGCAACCTGATCAAGCCCACCAAAGAGCGGAAAGAGCTTCTTGAGGACGAGCTTGGCATTCAACTGGAAATCGACGGCCAGCGGCGAGACACCAAGGATGTTCTCTATGACCTGATCGACGCCACCCAGGACCTGGATAACAACGAGAAACAACGCGTTGCTACGGTCATTGCCGGCGCTGAGCAGATGAGCCGGTTTATCGCTGTGCTTAACGGTGCGGAGCGGTCGGAAGAGATTCTCCAGGTCGCACTAAACTCCAGCGGATCTGCCCTCGAAGAGTTTGAGGTAAAAACGCAGTCTGCGGAGTTCGCGCTGAAGCAGCTCCGGTCGGCTTTTACGACCGCTGCCGCAACAGCCGGCCTTGAGTATATCGACCAGACTAAGGCGGTCACACAGGCAACGAGCAGCCTTGTTGATTCGTTTCGTGAAGCGATTCAGGGCGACAATGCAGATGTGCTGTTTGAGGCGCTTCGCAAAGGCCTCGATGGATTCGCAGAGCAGGTCGAGATAATCGCGGAGAATCTGCCGGAGGCCTTCGAGGGCCTGGATTTCTCTGACCTTCTGGCGTCCTTTGACGACCTGGGAAGCGAGCTCGGTGACCTCTTTGGAGCGGTCTTTGGCGATGTAGACCTCAGCACGGTTGAGGGCCTGCGGGATGCCATGCAGCAGGTTGTTGATGCCTTCACCGCACTTACCAATGTGTCGGCAGGAATTGCCAGTGGCCTTGAGCCGCTGTTTATCGCTATCGGCACCGGTATTGAAAAGTTCCAGTCGCTGGATGAGGAAACCAAAAAATCAGCGGGCGAGATCCTTGGCCTGGCCAAGACCATCAATACTGTGCTGCCGGCAATCGGCGGCCTCGCTGGTGGGCTTGAATCTATCGGCACCGGTCTGACCGCCATTGCCGGCGCACAGGGTTTTAAAGCGCTGATTGGCAATCTGAACAGCATCAAGGCCATTGCGTCATCGACAGCCGGCAAGGGCGGGCTTCTTGGTCTCGCTCTAACTGGTGGCGTGGCGCTCGGATCGTTCATCAACGAGATATTCGAAGAAGAGCTTGATGGCCTGAATCAGCGGTTGTTCGAGTATTTCAACGCGGATGAATTGCAGGAGATTGCCCAGGCGTTCGCGCCCCTGACTGGTGAAGCAAAAAGACTCGGAGAAGAAACCGAGGAACTTCGTAAGGTCAGCCAGCGTTACGACGAAATAAACAACGCCCTTGGCCAGACCATGGGTTACACCACAGAAATCACTGAAGAGCAGCGAGCAGAGTTTAACAAATACGCTGAGCAGCTCGTTGAGAACTCCAAGAAAACGGAAGAATTCAGCGGATCTCAGAGAGGCATCACCGACGCTGTCGAAGAGCTTAATCGAAGCGTTGAGGCCAGTGGCGGCGCACTTGGAAAGGTGTCAGAAAGCACCGAAGAGCTGGCAAAAAACAACAAATCTCTCCAACTAGGCTACGACGAGACCAGCGGTAAGATTAATAGCTTCTCGGGAACCATCGTCAACAGCAACAAAGCGCTGGAAGATGCCGCCAAGAAAACCGAGGAAGTTGTAAAGCAGACCGAGGCCTACCAACTAAAGTTGCTTGAGCTAAACAGCAACGAGCGAATCAAGCAGATTGAGGCCAAGGTGTCTCTGGATATCGCCGAGGTTGAAGCCGGCGCTGATCGGGTTGAAGCGATAGCACAGACTATCAGCGATACATTCTCCAATACCGGCTCGGTCATTTCGGACTTGTTCGGCGGCTTTGATGACGCCAGTCGCTCCACGCAAATCGAGATCGCAAGCCAGATTAGAAAAGAGCAGGAGTTCCGACAGCAAGCGCTGGATGACCAAAGCGCCCTCACAAAAGCCGAGATCGACTTTATCAAGGAAAAAACTCGCCAGTTGGCTCGCGGTGACGCCCTGATCAAAGTAGATGGCGCAGGATTGCAGCCACACCTGGAAGCCTTCATGTTTGAAATTCTGAGAGAAATTCAGGTTCGCGTTAATGCGGACGGTGAAGAAATGCTGCTGGGGCTTAACTGATGAATGTATTCATAAGCGCACCACTGTTTGATCTTGATGGCACTGTCTCGCTCACGAAGGTTTCCCCTGACGGCCTGGCCGGCTTTCAGCGTAGGAATAACCGGATAGCCACACTGGATGGAGGCGCCGCCATTCCTGATTTCGGTTATTCCGAGGCAGATAGAACCTTTGATATTCGCTGGAACGCGATCAGCGAACCCACAGTTGAAGCGGTCAGACGCATGGCGAAGAGCTACAGCCGCCTGATTGTTTCGACCAAAGAGGGCTGCTATCTCGGGGCGCCAGGCCCGTTTAATTTGAGCAACGGCGAAGCGCAGTTTCAGATTCTGGTTGAAAAGAGGCTCGATCAATGAAAATTCGTGTATCCCTCGGAGAAACCCTGGCGCAGGCGGTTTTGACTGATTTGGTGAGCGGGGCGGGCTCTGATCCCGCAATGGAGATATACACCGGGACGATGCCGGCCAGCCTTGGCGAAACCATCACCGACACACTTTTAGCGACCTTTACACTGAGCTCTACCGTTGGCACGGAATCTGGCGGGGTGATCACATTCAGTGGCTGGACGGACGAGGACTCTGCCCCTGCCGGTGGCGATGCTGGGTGGGCGAGGCTGCTAAATAAAAGCGGCACCGAGATTATGTACTTGTCTGCAGGCGGATCGGGAAGCGGGGCGTCTGTTATCGTGAGCCCGCTGACGATTGTTTCTGGTGAGCCGGTCAATCTGACCTCTGGCGTTATCCGGATGCCCGTCTGATGTCCAAGTATGCGGATTTAGCCTCAGCGGTAGGCGACGGCCTTGTTCATTATTGGCTGATGGACGAGACCAGCGGCACTGCCCTCGCTGACTTGATTGGCGAATGGAGTGCGAACTGCTTTGGCGATAGTTTCTCTGGCTCAGATCTGACGCCCAGCGAATATGACGCCATGATAGTCTCGACTCCGGCGGGCTACGGAAGGCACACCAGTGTGAACTGGGACGGAACCTCCGGGGGCATCAGTAAACTGGCAGCTATCAAGCTCGACCAATCTCCGCTTGATCCGTCATTTTCTGAGATTACGCTCCGGATAAGGTATTTTCATACATCCAGGGTTGAGGATGTTCGATCGGCACAGTCAATGACGCTTGCCTACCTCGGCGAACTCAGCAATTCCGGTCTATTAATCGATGTCGCAAACGGCTCAGTGTATCTTTCTGCGGGCAATGAAGATAGCGGGTCAACCAATATACCCGACCCTTTCGTTGTCGGGGAGTGGCACGATGTTGTGATTGCAGGAGATGCCACAAGCACAGACTTTTACGTCAATGGCACACTCGCTCATTCTCTTACAGGCTCCAACAGCTTCCTGATTTACAATACCGCAACATACACAAACAGCTCTTTCATCGGCGCCGCCCCGGATGGCAACTATTACCTCGCTGGAACAGCGGTGGATGGTGTATTCCAAGATGCCTGCATCTGGAATCGAAAGCTGACCCCAACAGAAATCACGGGGCTGCATAGTGACGGAACGGCAGAGCCTTTGGTCGCAGATCCCTCGCCAATTACCTACGATGCAGTATTGGATGCCACTCTCCCGATTGAGGCCGATTTTAGCGCCCAGGTTGACCCGGTGTTGGCCGAACTTGATGTGGTATTCCCGATATCCTTTCGTGCTCCAGCATACCAAGACTGGGTATCCAAAATACCGCCCGCCCAGTTGCAAGAGGTGTATCGGCTCGTTATTACCGGCGCCGCAGATGGTCTGGATGATTTGTATATCGGCGGGATCTCTAGCTGGCAGGCTACGAATCAGGCGGGCGGGCGCTCGTCCTATGTCCAGGCCGTGATCCCTGCAGCGGATCAATACCTGGCGGACATTTCCGACCGGCAGGGCGGGGATCTGGTTATTCAGAAAGGTTACCGATTTGCAGATGGCCAGGTTCAATATGACGAAATCATGAGATCAAGGTTTGATACGTTGCGGCCAGATCGCGGTCAACGCGCACTGACGGTAACCGTGTCCGGCTACATGCCCGATAACCCAACATCCACCGGAGCCAGAACGCTTACCGGCGTTCGTAGCATCAGCGTCAGCAACGGCCAACGCAGGGTGAGATGTAACATTGATCTGTTCTTGCAGCCAGGCATGACCGTGACGGCGCTGGATGAGACGTTCACCGCTGATTACATCAATTATTACGTGAGCGGCACCGACAAGTTCTGCGAAGTGAGCGAACGATAATGTCAAAGGGTGAAATCTTAGGCCATCTTGGTGAGGGCAAGTATCGTGTTCGCCAGAAGTTGGCGATCGATCGCATTCAGGAATTGCTCGCAAGGCTCAATGATCGAATTGCCGAGTTAGCGGTTGACCTCCCAACAGCCAAGCTAGAATTGCTGCAGGCCGAAGAGGCTGCAAAGGATAAGATTCGCGAAATCGATCTGCTGATTTACGATCTGCAGGCTGGCACTGAAGGCGCCAGGGAGGGAATCACCAAGCTTCAGGGAGAGCTGATAGAGCTGCAGGCCGCCGTTAGAATTGCGGAGCTAAAGGTTTCCGAGTTGATCGCTGAAAACCTATCGGCACTCAAACGCAGGGGGCAGCTCGAATCCGTGCCAGAGGGCCGAGAGATAGAGGCTTGGTGTGCAGATTACACGTTGGACCTGTCCGGCGATGTTGGGCTTGTCGATGTGAATGATGAAGGCGGGCAGGGCGTCGTTATCCAGCCCGGCTTTGATTCCGGGGCGGCGTATGATCCTTTCCGCGATGGTGCGCTTTTTCCGAACCTAGCGCAGTCTGGACCCCAGATATACTTCAACGCTGCCGTTCTCCCAGGCGTTCAAAAATGGATGCCACGTTACCGGGTGGGCGAGATAATCAGACTGCAGACTGACCTCTGTGATGTGAGGCTCGATAGCGCACAATCGAGCGTCCAAGGCTTGCCAATCAATGAAGCCGAGCTGCTGACCGGGATACCGATCATCTACATGGACTGCAATGGCTCGGCTTTCACTGAGAGCGACCGTGTTGTCGTGCGCTTCACGACCAATGGGCCGTTGGTGATCGGCTTTGAGTCGGATCCGGTGCCGTGCTCTTTGTTTGGCTTTGTGTTCGAACCCGCAAGATGGGAGGCCGGTCCGGCCCCTACATATCAGGCGGCCAAGACAACCTATGGCGAACCGTTCGAGAATATGAGCGGCCAAATCAACCCGCCGCTGGGAACCATTGATGGCGCAAACAACGCCTGGACAGCGACGCCGGACGCAAGCGACCTTTCCATTCAGCGCGGCAACGCCAGACTCTATGGCAACAAAAACTGGTTCAATACTGAAAAGCTCGTTTTATCTTGGGATGGCCCCCCTGGTAGGGCGCACCGCCTTGACCAGATAGATATCAGCTTCACTGGATTTTTGGCTGACTGGAAAACAGGGCCCTGTGTCTACCATGATCTGAACATCATTCTTGATCTGTCGGAGCAGGCTGAGGCTGGGGCATTTGTTAATGTCCATGGCGCGTCCGTATACGAAGATGTCAGCGGTCAGCGATGGTTGGTCGTGGTGGCGTCTGATGAGTCATATGCAACCGGCCAGACCTTCAGAGTTTTTCGGATAACAGTAGACGCCTTACTTCAACCTTTTGGGCTGCTGCAGTTCCTTCATGAAACGACGCTTATGCCGGGCATGGCGCCGCAGACCCATTTCTATTTCTCTGCGGACGGAACCAAAGCTGTTTGCACGATTGTTGGCGACCTGGAAGATGATGAAAATCTTCACATAGACCTGATTCGGTATAACATAGATTTTGGATTTTCGCTTGAGCAGCTTTGGACCAGGGCGGAGGTGGTGGGATCGCGAACTACCGTTGACACCCATAATGTGGATAGCGACCCGCCAGCCCCGGCTTCAGTGATCACGACTGGCACAGTGGACGTATCCCAACAAACGGTAGGGCACGATGTGCCAATATATTGCGAGTATATAAATGATCGAGAAGTCTTTGTTTATGAGCGCCGTCCATCTAGCGATATATCCATAGACTCAGATTACATTGATCGGGAAATAGGCGCTGGATACGACACTTCCGGATCCAGGATTACGAGCGAGAATCGAGATGGGCCCTTTGCGATAATTACCAGCGATGGAGTCGTCTTGTTTCAAGAAAGCAGCCCTCCATTTATCAATACTGATCTTGAGATTACCATTCTCAGGGGCACCGTAGGGGATAGCGTATCCGTCTCCAATGTCGAGTCAGAAAGGCGTGGCGGTATCCGTTGGGCGGAGAACCTGCTTGCCATCGATATTCGTTTCGGATTTTGTGCGGTTGTTATGGGCGGGTTTGAATACAGCCTGAGCGAAAGCATTGATGACACCTACAGCGCCATGGATGCAAATGGCGGATCTCTCGACGCTGACGGCAGCATTGACTCTGAGCCCATGAGAGAGGTCGTAGAGATCTGGAGAAACGGGGTGCGCATAGAAGAGATCGAGGCACTTACTTTGCCGTCAGGTATTGAACATAAAAGTTACGGAGTGGACATCGCGTCTCAGGTGGGAATTACTGGGTCCAACACGAATACCACTATCGATGTTCTCCCCCAGATGCCCCTGGAAGTTGGCAGCAAGTTTTTGATGACCGCGGCTTCATACACCACTGGCCCGCATTCAATAACAGGCTTCGCCATGAACTACCCGGTCGCTTTTGATCAGCGGAGCCTTGTCACCTTCAATGAGGTAAGCGGCTACGACGACCCTGTATCTGAGATACTAGATCGCACGGAGTCTTCAGGTTATCTCCTGTGCTCTGTAGGTCTCATCTGAATTGGAGTTAGCTACTTGCGAGACCCCGAAATTTCTCAATCAATCGATCCCAAACCCGCCGCATCTTCTCATCCCGGTATTCGATGATCTCTGATAGCTGTTCGGCACCCAGGTTCTGGTTGACCTGCTTCAGTCCGCCATTCCAGCACACTCGGATGTCGCAGCCGCCGGCGTAGATTCGTATCTCGGCCTGTGCGTCTGGTGCAATGGATTGCTCCAGTTCGCGGAGCATGTTGGTTGTGATTCTCAT